AAAAGCGCCAGTTATACAGATGCCCGAAATCGGGACTCAGGTCATATCGAAGTAGAAGGAATATGTCCGCCCCGCGAATAAATCCCCTGCTTATGTCGGCAGCGACTAGGGCCAATCTGGAGAGGGCTAAATCCCAGATTGGCAACCTAGTTGTCTGTCATGACAATCCACCATCGAAGACCACTCCGAAACAAAGGGCGAAGAAGAAGACCCTCACTCCAGACATGGCAGCAAGTCTCGTGAAGTCAGTTAGGGTGTCGGAAGATGGGAATGAGGTTAAAATCATTCTGTCCGTCAATCCAGGTGCTATTCCTACTGCACAGGGCAAAGGTGCATTTGTAGACAAAGGTGGGCATGTACATTTCTTTACAAAGCCAAAGCAAAGAAAAGCAGAACAGACATTCCAAGCGGCACTCGAACCTTATGCTATTAAATCAGGGCGATGGGGAGAAGTGCCGATAGATCTTGATTTCAGGCTTTTCTTTCCATATCCAGAGAGCATGCCCAAGAAGTTCCGTCATAAGATTGGGCCTCATTGCAAGAAGCCAGATGGAGACAATGTATGCAAAGGCCTGATAGATAGCATGACCAGAGCCGGTTTCTGGAAGGACGATAGTTTCATCAATACCTATCACATTTACAAGAGATACACTACCGGCCCTTCTTGCATAGTAGTAAAGATCACAAATCTCCAGCCCAAATTCGATGCCCTGTATCGTGAAACGGAGGAACACGATGCACCAACTCTTTTCAATGCTTCAGCCGCCAAACCAGAAGAGACGAACCCTCTCTCTGACCTGATGGCTGACGGAGGCGAAACAATCTCACAGAAAGGTTAATCAACTTGGAGTGTTCAAGATGCTGCCTGCAGCCCGTAATATTTGCCTTCACCCAGGCGAACCTAGACAATTCGCTTGGGAGAATGAAGACAAAGGAAATCATAGCCGCCGTTAACAATCTTAAGGTTGTTTTTAAGAGCGTCTGTGAGAAATGCCAAGGGCTTGACCTCAAGTCGCCAGACTTAATCGACAGGCTAAACAAAGAATGGGCGACTAGAATAGACGACCTTATCAAAGCCGCAGATAGCGATGCGGACAAGATGGAAGCGGTTATTGACGAACTACGTCAGGCATTTCAGGTCGTGTGCCTGACATGTTCTAGCGTCTCCAACGACGATAATCCGTCGAATCATGGGCAGACTTTCGTTTCTCTCGATAGCGGGAACTGCCAAGCCAATTCTGGAAGGGCGAAGTCAACGCATACAGACGATAACGTTGTACTCTCTCGCGCAGACTGGATAGGGATGCATAGAGCGCCCGAAGTTGATGAGAAGGCCTATGGACATGCTCCAGACGTTAGTCTTATGATGAAGGAGGAGCCAGAGGCTTTTGAGAACAGCGAACACAAGACCTCTACAATGCTCCCCCCAGAGGTAGAGGATAGGCTGCGCAAGGAGTTCGCCAACTTCGTGTCGCTAGACATCATAGACAAACTGCTGTTGTCTTGCCTCATGTCTGGAATGAACATAGCGGAGTTCGCCAAGATGCTCTGGTTCCCATATTCGATTGTAGACCCAAAGACAAGAAAGGTCAAGTCGATTACCAAGCAGGCTGCCCATGCACGATGGATCAACATCTGCAAGAAGTTTCCCGTGTTCATGGCAATTGCGGTGTCTTCCAATCGTGACAAGAAATCTCTGGAGAAGTTCAAGAAGTTCATTCTGAATCCTAATTCTGAAGAGCCTTGCGACAAGTTCCAGAACGGCAAGCTATCGCCTGCCTACATCAAGGCGGAGAAACGAGCGGCGGCGAATGCGGAGAAAAAGAAGGATGAGCGGATTCGCAGGCTAGAGAATGAGGCCATGGCACTTCGCAAGGCGAACGAGACGCTTAAGGAGAAGCTTCACAAGGCAAAGGGAACGCAAGGGTTGAACATTACCGACGAAAGGCTTGTTGGTGGAATGCCTAAGAAGTCCAAGAAGGTAGACAACACGGGGATTCTCCCTGGGTTCTAATGATTCCGCTTTCACAAACAAAACAAGGAGGCCAGGCATGGCAAAAGTTAAGGACAAGAAGAAAGACGACATCAAGCTGGCGGTGCGGTATGCCGTATCCGTTCCAGAGAAGGACTTGATGACGCTCATCAAGGATAATGGGGCTATGGCATTGAGGATGTTCTGTTCAACTGTCAAGTCTATCAAGAAGAGCGGAAGAATACCGCAGGGGTTCTTCGACGACATCGGCAAGTTCACTGACATTCTCGAAAGCATGGCAAACATTGCTTGGGATGTGCAGATGGAATGGGGAGAAGCATTGAAGAAGTATGCGGATGAGGGCAAGTCTCCTTCGGATGACTTGAACAAATGGAACCCGCCGAAGGTGACAACAAAGAAGCCGAGCCTTTCGTTGGAAGAGAAAGCCAAGGTTGAACGTCTGCGCAGGAAGGGCTTTACCATCAAGGACATTGGGAAGGAACTTCACCGTGCGGAAAAGGTTGTTTCGGACTATGTGCATCTTCTGGAGAAGAAAACCAAGAAGCGGAGATAGCATTTGGTCTCTTCCAAACCTACTAGGCGGCCGCTCCTTTCCAAAAGGGGCGGCTTTTGTTCGTCTTGGCATTTGCTAGGAGACTATCTCGATGGAGACAATGGAAGAATTGAAAGCCCGGTTGAATAGGGTAATCGCCCAAAAGGACAGATATGGGGAAGCCCTTGGTAGCATTCTCGATGCAATAAGGCATGGGAGGTATAACGGTCTCTTTGAATCTGGGTATCGCTATGAGGAGAAAGACAAGACCGAATGTCCGCTTGGGATGAAGTACAAGGACATTAGGTGGAGCGGATGCCGCAAGGTGCTTTCCTGTCCAACCTACAGATGCCCGATGACTTTCGAGATGAGACACCTCACGGAAGCATACCAGAAGGGGATGGAGGTTTGCGAGGAACAGGATGCGGCCAAGATTCCGTTCAATACGGATGAGATTCCACCATATGAGCCCAAGAAGTATTACTACAAGGTCTCTAAAAGGTGGTTCGCAAAGGAGATGGTGCGGATTATACAGGCCATGAGACTAGGCACGGACAACAAGGATGTTGGAGGAAGTGTTGCACTCGGAAAGGCATATAAGAGGCTTGTAGGTTTCGGGATGGAATCCATAGGGATGAGAAAGGCATGGCTCGCTTTTCTTGCGATAGAGCATGAGGCAATAGATAAGGAGAAGAAAGGGAATACCTCGAGAGAGATTGAAGAATGGTTTGAGAAGAAGTGCGAAGAACAAAAGCACTTCATGGCGGCTGCTTATGCGACACACAAGTTGTTCGAGAAGCGAGATAAGGTGAGTACGATGATTCGGAAATCTCCTTCAAGGGCATTGAGGTATCTGGTTCTATTCGCCCTTCTTACGATGACCGAATTTGATTTCTCGCACGAATATTCTGGTGCTGACTTGGGGGTGTATTCGGATGCTTTTAGTTTCATGGGAAGGCTATGTCTGATTGCGGTTAAGGTCAAGCCTGAAGATAGGCTTGCAATCTTGGAGTTTGGAAACTCTGACGATGACGTAGACGATTTTAAGATGATGCCTATCGAATAGGAATTAACCAATGAGCTTTGCGAACCACAACATTCTCGACATAGCATTAAGCCTCATTCCGCCTACCCTCGTGCAGATTCGGAAGAATCTTGGAACAAAGGTAAACAAGTATGGTCAGATGGAGGCAACCTATGGGGAGTGGGTTGAAGTGTACGGCATCGTGCAGCCCGGAAGTGAGCAGAACGAGCATACGGAAGGAGTTGACTTCTCCAAGAAGCATGTTACTATCTGGCTGCGTGGCATAGCCCTAGACGGCACTCATATCCAGTGGGCACCAGACCAGATTAGGTATGTCGGCAAGATTTTCAACGTGATTGGGGTGAAGGACTGGTATCCTTACGACAACTACAAGGAGTGCGAGTGCGTAGAGGTTCTAAACCTAGACGAGAGCCAGCGCGGACGGCTTGCCTCTATCGCACAGAAAGCAAAGAGACAGGCGAGGAAGCCCAAGGTGGACAAGGCACAGGATTCCGCCCAGCAGATGCTACCTCTTGACCTTCCTCCTGGGGTAGGTGTGGAGATAAAGAAGAAAACCGAACCATCAATCTTCTGCCCAGACACACCGCCAAAAGAAGAAGGCGAAAAGCCCCAGAAACCTTCTCTTGTCGGCAAGGCAATTATTAGATTCTAACCAAGCAAGGAAGTGGACCAGAACAGATGGCAAACGAAAAAATGTCCTGCAGGGAATGCGGACTGTGTAATGTGGACGAATCTAAATGCTCACTCACGAAACGGCCTGTCACTCTCGATAGTCTGCGGAATTGCAAAAAGGG